CAGTTCATAACTTCCTGATGTGCTTACGCCAAAACCAAAAAAGCGCTTGATTCCCTGCCACCGGTCTTGCCACCACTTGCGAGCATATGCCCGGCTTTCTTCTTGTTGCTGCCTGTTTATTTCCTCGCTTTTCTTTTGGAGTTCGGGGCTCATCTTGATGCCCCAGTTAGTGATGCCCATGCCGGACAGATAGGCAATATATTGGTCAAGAGCCTCAATGCTGTTATCCGTTCTATAGTAGGTTTTCAGATTTTGCTCTACCCTGGACCACCATTGTTGTTCTTCTCTAGAAAGAGGGGTACCGTTGACCAGTTTTTCCCGCACGGATACGGCCATTTCCAGGTCGCTACGCCGACTGGCTTCTACACCCAGCCAGGGAGCCAGTTCGCCAAGAATAGGGCCTACTATTCCGCTTATACGAGATAGCCACGGCGCTGCGGCCTTTGCTCCCTTGCCTGCGGCTTCAGCAGCCTTTTCTGCCGCACCGGCTGCCCTGCCTGCGCCTTCTTTCATGACCTCCATTCCTTTTTGTAGCCACGGTGCCGCGGACTTGCCCATTTCGATAACTTTCCTACCGGTCCGCCATCCCCCTTGACCAAGTTTGAATAGACCGTACCCGATACCGATATCAGCCAGTAGGCCGCCGGGACCTGATTGTGCCAAATCAGCCATGAAGCCTGGTAAGCCTAACAGGGAGCGGCCAATACCACCCAATCCACCGCCTTCACCGCCGCTTTTTTCTGGACTAAGCAGACCAACTAGGGCCGCAAGTTTATCTTTAAGCTCGGTGAGTACCGGCAGAAACTGATTGCCCAGATCCTCGAAAGCGGCTTGCAGATCGGCTACAGATGACCGAATTTCCTCTGCAGGCGTCTTGAGATCTTTTATCCCCGCCAGGGCGTCCACTAATGCCTGTCGTTGCTCCTCAAACGGCAGTTCACCTATATTTGCCGGGAGTTTGACTCCTTGTTGCTGTCGCACTTCCTCGATGATAGGAGTCAAGTCTGATGGTTTTTGTGCTTCCGCCAATCTGGCCAGCAGCCGGTAAGTACTGGGAGCAAACTGGGTGATATCGCGGCCGCCCAAAATTCCCTGCATGGCCCCCAGCCGTTCCGTCTTAAACTGGCCATTTTCCATCAAAACGCCCCGTAGGGCAAGATACTGGTTGCGGGAAATGCCCAACAAGTTTGAAGCTATCTCCGCTTCCACCGGAAGGGGATAATGGGTTGAGGCAAGGGATTCCATTACGGCTTCCAGGTTGGTCCTCTTACCAAACCGCTCCACCTGCTCTGGCGTAAAGAGGCCCGGAACCATTTTGTTAAGGTCCTCAATCGTCCCAAAGGCTCCCTGCTCCTGCAGCAGCCGGTATTTGAAATAATCCAGTCCAACACCCCCGGCATTGAGGGCCCGGAACATGAACAGTTCCCCAGCCTCGCCGCCGCCAGGCTGTATGATACCTTGAGACAGTTGATTCAGAACCTGGGCGCCGCGTTCCCCTGTTAGTCCCTGGATACCGCTTTGGTTGAGCGTGGTCAGCACTTCAAACATGGCCTGAAGGTTGGGCGGGGTGACCAGAGTCCGCTGCGTGGCCGCTACCAGATCCTCAATACTCCGGATAAGCTCTTCTTCACGGCCGGCCATACGCCCGCTCTCAATGGCTTCCGCCAGCATGGCAACAAAGTCTTGCGGCCGCATCTGTGCCGTCACGCCACCGGTAACACCAGCTTGGAACATCTGGCCCAGGGCCTGGGTAACAAAAGGCGCCTGCAGGCCGTAGGCCCGGGCAAAGCCCGCCGCCGTCTCCATGGTAGTCTGGAAGGCCCGCGCTCCCACCAAGGCGGCCGCCTGCTGGCTCAACTGGCGTATCTCCTCATTCGTGTAGCCCAGGGCGTCACCCACCTGGAGTACCCGTAGTTGGAACTGGCGATAGGTTTCGTTTGCTTCCTTTATCCGCTTACCCAAATCGCCCAATTCCGTCTGGGTGGCTATAGCGCCTTCGATACCCTGACCCACCTGCTGGATTAGACTGCCCAGGCCCAGCAGCGCAGCACCAGTTTTCAGCAAGCTGGTTAATTTAGTACCAGCAGCCCCAATCATGGATGTAGGCAATTCTTTGAGTGCGCCGCCCGTACCTTCTATTTGTTCCCGTAACTGACTGGCGGGCGCCATACGTTCCCGCTGCGCCTGCAGTACCTGCTGTTTCTCCAGTTGGAGCCTGCGCAGTTCGGCCTGCTGTTGAGCGATTTCTTGGCGCAGGCGCCCTCGTTCATCGTCTCCAATACCGGATTGCTTGAGAAGCTGCTGCCGGTCGTAGACAAACCGCTTGGTGGCCAGGATCTGGCGGTTGATCTGTGCTACTGCCTCATCGCCCTCCCGCTTAATCTCCCGCAGCCTGGCGTCAATGGACTGTTTAAGCTCCAATTGCTGCTGGCGCAGTTGTTGGCGATAGGCAGGAGTAGCCCCCACTTCCTGGGCACGGCGCAGGTTCTCCAGATACTTCTGGGTCCTGGCCGACAGTTCGTCCATGTCGTTACCCATGCCCCGGGTAACGCCCCGGAAGGTGTCTTTAAGTCCCCTCAGTTGGCTATCATTAACCGTGGCTTTAACAGATATGCCTACCTGCCTATCGGCCATCTTTCTCGTCCTCCGTGCTTAACGCCTTTAGAATATCCTGGGGCGCAACTTCTTCCCAATCTCCGCGGTTGGCGCCGTCAATGGCCGCCTCGACCTGCTCTAAATTCTCCAATTGAGCCAGCAAGGATTCTTCGGTGGCCTCCGGGTCCTCGAAGTCCTCAATCACGATCTCATCGCCGCGGGCGATCTTATGGAAGAAGTAATCGGCCCAAAATTCCTTTTCAAACTCCCATGGTTCCATGGCCAAATAACGCGGATCCGTTGGAGGAAGGTTGTACTTTTGCCTGAACCAATATCTATATGTTTGTGCTTCGTCAAGAGCCAGGCGCTTGATCTGCGACCGAATGTTTCTTGCGAAAGGAAGACACCCAATCGTTATAGGCCTTCCAAATGGGCGTGATCTCCTCGAAATCGTTTATTTGGTCGTAGCTGAACCCTTCCGGTTTCTCACATACAACATCCATGGTGGCAAAAATGAAGGCCAGGTTTTCCCCATAAAGGTCCAGCACTTGCCCCTGCCTATACCGCGCTTCTTGGACCGAAATCTTCAGCTGGTCCATCAGCGTCGGTCTCCGAAAGGTGAAGGGTCCCCACGGAGAGGCAATGGTCAGGTGCTTTTCGCTCTGATTGAGAACCTGGCCCGTATATTGAGTTTGATCAGTCATGATGGATTACCCCCTCGGTTTTTCCGCTGGTAGGCTTGATGGTTTCTTCGCGGCGGATTAAAACTAACTTTCCCCCCATGAACTGATATACCAGACTGCCGTAAAAGCCGTTTCGCTGCGCCTCCGCCAGTAACGCGACAACTTCCCAATTATGGTTAGCCCATTCGATAACTTCGCGCTTCGTTGTCAAGGGTTATTCCCTCCCCAACTGCAGCGCTTATAGGCCTTTTCCGGAGACATCCAGTGCCATGAAGGTGGCATTGCGCATAACAATGGCGTGCTTGGTCACGTCAAGGTCTCCGTTATTATAACTGCAGTCAATATACTTCTTGAGCAGTTTATTCGTGTCCTTATCGTAGATCTCAATGTCGAAGACATACCCTTTCAGGGCTTCGTCGGCATTCTCTGGGGCAACGCCCTGCAAGGGCAAGCTGTCTTTTTTGAGTGCCATAAAGCCTGCCGTTACGGTATGCCTGGCTACTGTGGGCACGTATTCCTGGACATGGATATCGCCGATACCTGATGCCGGATCTAGGGCGTAGTCATCGCTGCCCCGGACGTTTTGCGCCAAACCAATGATCTTGCCGTCAAACCTGACCACTACCCTATTGCCGGTATGGGTTTGGACGTTATTCCGTCCCATGACTTAATCCCTCCTTTACGCTGCCGCGCTGCCGGTGTATGGCACCAAGTGGGCGGTTAGCAGGATGTAGTTGGCCGGAATGGCCGGGCTGGCTTCAAAGCTTACGGTAAGCACATCCCCGTCAATGAAGGCTTGAATATTCCTGAAGGCCGGGTTCTCTGCATCGCCTACAATAATACCCTCGGCTGCGCGCCGCTTAAGGGTGCTTTCTGTGCGGGAAATGGCCAGAGCAATAAGTTGCGGTCCGGCAGTAATACCCACAAGAGGTTCCACGGCCTCGCGAACGGTGCGCACCGTATAGTCAGCAGCCCAGCGGGTAGATAGTTCGCGCCTCGTATAGCGGGTATCGGCGATCCAGGTGGTAATGCTTTGGACTACTTTGAACCCGCGACCATCCACGAATTCGATAGGAATAATACCCGCCAGTAGCAAGGTATCACGGTCCTCAGTCTTGATCAGCGGGTCAAGGCCCCGGGCTACAATGTAACGATTGGTAAGAGCACGGCCGGGACCACCGCTGACAAACATGCCCGCCAGTTGGGCGGCCAGAAGGGGAGGAGCAAAGGTGGTCAGGTTTCCGTTGCGGTCGAAATCCTTGACCCCCTGGACTACCAAAGCGGTGCGGTCGGAATTTAAACCCTGCGCCCGGGTGATCCAATCGCTCATCTGCTCGCCCTGGGCGGCGCCCACAAACTGTACTCGCTCCTTCTTGCCTGAAGGTCCGCTCATAAACTGGCAGTGAGTATCGCCCATGGCATGGATAGCTGCATCGTCGGTCACTGGGCAAATAACGTATACATCCTGCTGTTTCAGGGTGTCAAAGGCATCCTGCCAGTTCTGGGCGGTAATCGTCCCCTCGCTGCCGCCGGCCAGATAGAGATAACCATTGGTGTTGGCGGGCACCTTTCCGGCCCCGGCGGCGCGGGTTGCGTCCACGTAGGGCTCCTCGGTGCTGTTGAACCAGTCGATTAGGGCCTGCAGGTTAGCGGTCACGGTGTAGGCCGCAGTCTTTACGTCCTGCGCCGAAACGAAATCCAGCGCCGACGCCGTGGGATGCTCCGCGTTGTCGGCCAGCAGGGTAACGGTTAAAAACGATTTGGTAGCCAGGAAATCATAGAGCGCCTGCACCGTGGGATAATCCGCGAAATTGGCCGTGAAACTCTCGCCGGCGCCAGCCGCCAGGCTTAGGCTGGTATCGTTAATGGTGATAGTAGCCGTGGCGTTGGCCCCGGTGTATTGGAGGCGTAAGATGTTGCGGCCGATGTTGTCCTTTGTGACCACCTGATCCGCGTAGGCCACGGTGACCTTCTTGGTTCCCGCCTGGGTGCCATCTTCGATCTTAACCTTGATCTGATTGGTCCAGCGGCCCCAGTCGGAAGAATTAAGGATGATCGCATCGGCGTTCGTTGAATCCTTCAGGGTTAGAGTGGCTTTGGTGGCCGGGTTGACCCGGATTGCCGTCACCGTGCCGGCGCCAGGGAAGTCCGAATCATTTGAGGGATGCATAGCCCGTTCCAGAGCATCCAGCAGCTTGCCGGCACGTAAGACCTGTCGTGCCCTGGCCGGATCGCTGAACTTCAACGCCACGCCGGGTTCGCCACCCTCAGCCTGGCCGATGAGGGCAAGCCCGAAACCGCCAGCGGGATTAGGATTGACCAATGCCGTGTCGTCTACCCGGCTGGCTACGGTGGGAGCTACTAAAAAACGTCCACCGAAAAAGACCGGCATAGATTATTTCCCCCTTTCCTATCGCGTAACATCATTCCAAAAGGTAACATCCGTCTATCATTAACCTATGGGCCTGTTCCGAAATTCCTCAAATGCTTTGGCGTAATTAGCAGCGGTGTCCCGGACTCGCCCTTCCTTCTGCATTGTATAAACGAACCCGCCCATGAGTTCGACAGGAGCCTTAAAGGTATTGGCAAACTCGGACAGACTAATAAGTGCTTCTTTTTCTGCCACCACTTCGGCTACAAGGTTTTCATCCGTCTGGACTTTTGCCATTAGCAGTCACCTCCGCTCTTAAGCGCTGTTTATGCTGGCCCTGGTCTCCTGCGCTACTCCAGTATCCTGGATAATATAGGTAGCTAGGTAACGGCAGTTCAAAGTTACCGCCCGAAGAAAGATGAAATCAGGCATATACTGGGGAGCAGGTTCAAAGTCGCCGCCAGCCAACACCTGCTCATATAACCCTTGCCCCGTGAGATAAGCTCTGCTTTCCAATAAAGCTTGCTTCGCTATCGCCTGCAAATAGATAGCCAGATCGGCGTTGCCGGCCCAAGCCGTTACCCGGTAACTACCGGTAAACCAGGTACCCTCCAAGCTTTCAACGGCAATCGGCGTTCCGCTGGTGTCCAACAATAATTCCTCGTCGAGTTCGCTACCGATGGGAGCATCTATTTCTTGCTCTCCGGCTTGGGCGATAGTCAGACAGGGCATCTGACCGGGTTCCCGTGGCCATCCCAGCAGTACCGGGACCGGTTTTGCCGTGGCGAAAAATCGCTTAACATCATTAAGATTTTCCACTGGCAATCCGGCAAAGATGTCGTCCAGCAACGCGGTATTGGCCCTAATATCGCTCAACTTTTGCTCCAGTACATTCTTAATAGCGAGTTCCGGTATGGGTATCATAGCTTACCTCCTACGGCACCGCGTAGAGCAGGACCTTTTCGATGGTGCCGCTGGTATATCCGGCCACATTCACCCGTAAGTATTTTACCGCCAGGGCAAGGCTCTGGAGGCCTGCCGCGGTCAATGCCGCGCCCTGTTCAACCCAGTTCTCGCCATCGAGGCTGACTTCGATCTTCACTTGGGCAGAAAAAGTGCCCGTGGCTTGTATCGTAAAACGGGTACGCCCTTGGAGGTCTATCGCTTCGCTGGGTCCTACGGCACCGGACGCATTGCTCAGCAGAATGACTTCCAGGGGTTTCGTATATTTCTTAAACGCTTCCCGCGCTAGATAATCTACATGCTTGGCCGGGTTTTGCGGGTTTGGATCATAAATATTGGACATGATTTAACACCACCTATGGCTGGTGCATAGCGCAGAAAGGCGATCCGGGTAGAGCATTCCGCTTGCACCGCTCACCGTTCTTATTAATAGCCTGGCACCGGCCGTCGGGACTATCCGCAGTTATACTTTGTGTTTCCGTATTCTCGGTCTGTTCATCTTCTTCTTGATGCTCCTGGACCTTATCGGTCTTTCCGGCGTCCGTAGCACTTTGCATATCTTTTGTTGGTTCATCTGCGGCGGCCGAGGTCTCGGTCTTAGGAGCGACGGAAATAACGATCGGCCCGCTGCCATCCGGAGGTTCAAAATCATAACTGCCGTCTGGGAGTTGCCGCCGGCAGGACATGAGGAAGTTGTAGATTTCTTCCTCGACTTCCGCCAGTCCCGCCGCGTCGAACTGTACCTTGAATTGGCGGTTGCTTCCCGGAAGGCAACCGCTAGTGGACCGGTGTACCCGTGACCGGATCGTACGCATTCCGATCACCATCCTTTACTGCAGTCGGCCCACGTTCTTGAAGATCACCTGGCGTTCCGGCGCCTTGACCACAAGCACGTGGTACAGCAAGAGCAGGAATTCAATGGTGGTGCTCACGATAGCCAGCGGGAACTTAATCAACGGCGTCATCTGGGCGATAACCAGGTCCGCGGGGTTGCGGTCCAGGATAGCTACATAGCCGGTGAAAGGAATTCGCTGGTTCTTGTCTACATGGATAGCATTGCCGCTGCTGGGCTGCGGAATGGTGGCGATAAACCCGGCCTCTTTATAATCGCTGGTTGTGCCACGATAGATGCGGTATCCTGTTGCTCCGGTGACCCGGGCAATTTCTATGGTTACCTGCTGACCGGCGGCGACCGTAACGGCCGAAGAAGCCGTGGTTAAACCTTCACCCGAATCATTGAAGGCCGAAGCAAAGTAATAGTAGGTACCGGCCGTCATCTTAGAACTGCCCGCAGGGTTTGCGGCGCCCGCCGTAGCCGTCACCGTTGCCGGCACATCGGGAGCACCGGGTTCCGGCCCGCCGTTTTCCGGGTCGTCAGTGGTATTCTTCAGGGGCCTGGAGCCATCTACTTCCTCAAAGAAGACGGAAGGCTCGAAAGGCACGTAACCGAAGTTGGAGGCATATCCGCGCAGAGGTTCACCGGAGACGAAGGGACCGCGGTTGGCCTCAATGCCCAGCATGACGCGCTCGGCCTGCAGCTTCAACTTGGACAGGTCGCTCAAAACGAAAGGAGACATGAAGGCCTGAACATTGCCGGCGAAATTGCGTAGCTTGCCTTCCTGGTAGAGCTTATAAGCCGCTTCCTCGATATACTCAAAACTGAAGGGCTGTCCCTGAAGGTCAATGATGTTGTCGGGCTTCTGGATTTCCATCTGGCGGATGATGCCGTCGTAGTTTACCTCGTTGCCGTTTTCGTCTAAAATACGGCTGTCGCCGAACATCAGCCAGCGCTCGATCTTCTCCAGCAGTTCCAGGGTGCCGTTGCGGTTTTCCTCGGCCACCGGATCCACCTGGGTCCCGCCCAGCTGACCGGTCAAGGTCATCTGGTGGGTTACCCCGCGCCGGACCCCGAGGTACTTATTGTAGACACCAAAGCGCTGGTACTTGCTTACGCCGCCCTTGGGCGTGCCGCCTTCCCGGAAGCCCGGGGCGCTACGGCCGCCGCCGTAAGACCGGCGTCGGTTCCATTCGTAGTACGGCTGCGCGGAAGGCACTTTGCTCAACCAGTTAAACAGAACCAGGTGCTGTTCCTCGAACAGTACCGAAGTCATGGTGGCGTCCAGGTTCTGCAGGTTAATAGGCTGATCGGTCAAAGCACCTGTACCGCTCACGAACTGGGTAGCCAGGGCCTTGGCCAGATCTTCTACAACCTTGTCGGAGCTAAACTGAGGGCCAAAATATTCTTTGCCCAGTTCCTCGAAGCTTTTGACCAGCCGGCGTTCTTGAAAAGCGCCAGGCGGTACCGCTAAAGCTGCCACTGTTATCCTCTCCTTTCTTACTGCCGTTTTACTGGCTCAGATAAGCCTGGCGGACATCGGTCGGCAACATCTGTACAATATCCTCTACCGGGCGGGTGTCCAGCAAAGAGAGCCAGCGCGGTTCCAGTTTCCCGTCTTCTACTGCCTTTTTGAGGCTACCCTGTAGTTGGGACTTGGTAATGGTGCCGCTGGCTGCCGGCTTGCGCCCGCCGAAATTTATGTGAACGCCAGGAGAAGTCGTCCGCACCGGCTGACTGGCCCATTCCTCCAGGTTTTTCAGGATGGCCTGCTGGCTCTTCATCATGACCAATACTGCCTGGCCGATGGCGGCAACCTTCTCGGAAATATCTACGATGTCACTATGGACATTGGACAAACTCTTGCCCAGCACGTCGGTCATGTGGGCCAGGGCATCGGATGCTTCAACAACTTCCTCGAAACTTTCATTTTCCAGAAGGTCCGCGTAGAAATCTTCCGGAGTCATGGCCTTGCGCATCGGCTCAGCGTCTTCGTCCTCGCGGCCGGACTTATCGATGGTAGCCTTACCCTTAGCGCCGGGCCCTTTGACAGTGCGCTTGGACTTAGGTTCGGGCGGCACTTCGTCGATGTCCTCAATGTCCCCGCCCATATTGCGCTTCTCGTCCTTCCCCCTCTCGATACCGGCCTTGTTAGCGGTCTTGTCTAGTTCTTCGCTGTCTTCATCTTCGGCGTCGTCGGCATCGTAATCGGGATCGTCGTCGTCTTCGTCATCAACCAGGTCCTTGGGAAGCTTCTTGGCCTTGAAAAGGCCGGTCAGGTTCTCGATGGACTTGGTTAAGGATTTAATGATACCTCCGCTCGTATTGCCGCCGTCGCCCAGTTCGGCTTCGAGTTCTTCCGCTGCCTTGCGGATGGCTTCATCCTGCTTGCTCATTTCTATTCCTCTCCTTTCTTAGGGCTTAAATACCACAGGTCGCTAATCGTTTGACCAGGGCTTTGGCCGTTTCCAGATCCATGCCTTTACACTTTACCAGGTGCTGAATAGCACCGTAGCGGCCTTGCTTGTATCTCCCGTATTTATCAAAACAATCATTCTGACAGTCGCCCCAAAGTATCGAGGTGATCTGCTCAGCCAGATTCTGCAACTTGATCGGCTGGGCGTTTTCCGTTGACATAGCCTTACCAAAGAAAGACTTTACCAGTTCGGCATAGGTGTACGTATTGATAGGTTGATGGGTCAGGGCCAGGTTGCGCACCACGGCTTTTTCAATCCGGTTGCCCCGGCGGGATAATATGCCGCCTTCCACTGACCATCCCAGGCGCCGCTTGGAATGTGGGCCTGCTTTTTCCATGGCTTCAATTAGACTCCACGTAGCATCGGCCCGGGGATGGCCTTCGTAGAGAAAACCCTTTACCCATAATCCCTGTGGCCTTATCTCGACCTCCAATGGCTCGCCGATGATATTTTCCGGTCCCGGCAGGTGATCCCAATTGATAAAACCCTCTTTCTCCAACGGTTCATAAATAAGCCCCTTCTGGATCACGATTTCTTTTTGCAGGTCTTCATCCTCAGTGGAGGCAATGCCCTGGATCATGCGCGACGGTCCATCATTGGCCTGGCTCTTTTGTAAAGGAAACCATAACCGAAAAGGAAATTCCTCCATCTACACCACCCCGCGCCGGCTCCAGGCATAGGCAACATCTTGCGGTGAAGCAGCATTGTTGGTTACCCGAATGGTAAAGCCTGTAGAGGTGATCCCTGCAGTAAGTACAGTTACGGCAGCATTTGTTGTGCTGGTGGATACCTCGGGGAATTCGGCCAAATCCAGGGCTTCATGCGTGATTGGCACGTCCACCGATGCCCCGGCCGCAACTCCGACCGCAGTACCGTTACCGCTGCGCGTAACAATCTTCAGGGCGCGGGCCTCTACCGCATCATCGTCCAACCCTTTTCCTTGCTGAAGTTCCTTGATCGCTGTACCCAACTTAACTTCTCTAGTGGCCGGGCTCTCATTATTGAGTAACCTTTCTTCTCTGGAGGTAAGACTCATTAGCTACCCCTCCTTTCCCTGGTCATTTCGCCCGAAATGAGAAAAGCCGCCCATCGGACGGGTCATCCCGTTTCCGATAGCCGGCTTATGCTCCTCTGGTCATTCGACCGAGCCTGTGCCGCTATATTGATTTTAGCGTAACAGGGAAGAACAAAATAAGCAAGTAGATGGCGTTAATGTCCCGCTCTAAGCCGAGAAGGAAAAGATAACCATAATATATAATATGACATAGACAACAAAAAGGGCCCCGACCTGATAAGGGGAGGCAAAAAGAAGTGAATAAGTGTTCTCTTTGTTGTTTTTGGTCAACCAGTAATTCTCCATTATGGGGTAGCTGTACTAATCCTGAAGTACTGGATATGCTGATCGTAGACGGGCAGGGGCAGTTTAATAATTTCAGTACGTTTTGTGATTTTGGATGTATACGTTTCAGTCCAAGGAGCGGATCTTAACAAAGACCCCGGGATTGCCTATGTCTGTTTGTACTGTCAAGGTTTTTTAGTCAAACACAAAGAAGCCCCTGGACCAGCGGTCAATCTACAGGCCCAGGGGCTTCTTTTTCGGCAGGTAACCAGATATCGCAGTCCACGTATTCTCCCCGGAAAGGACTAATATTGTAGATCTAGGGGCACCCCTATAAGAAGCTATAACAGGCCCAGTTCCGCCAGAAGTTTACGAAGATCATCGCGGAAGGTAATTATAACATCAGAGCAATTGATGACTTTAAAACTGACCAACTCTTCTGGGGACATTGAAGCATACTCTTGGGGTATAAACCCACTCGCTGCCAAATCAATTATCTTCCGGGCAACAGCTAACTTGAGAGCGTGGAGATTCTGTTCTGTCATGGGCTGTCCTACATATTGCCCTAGAATCGGCTCAAATATTGACTTAAGCATTGGCAGCCGAAGGTCCCTCCTGTAGATCCTCACATTAATTCATCCCAAAATAATTCCATGGTCGCAAATTGAACAATCTGCATCTAAAGTTAATACCAGGAGAGTATGAGAATCCTATTTCACTTTACGCCAGTATTCAAACTAT